TATTTTATTGTGAAAAGTAAGCTAAATGTAAGATGAAAATAGGATAAGATAGTGTTAATTCTGTGTACAATCGCAAAAGTCAAGAGTAAAAGCAGAAAAAACTAAAATATTTTTTCAGAAGGCTTCAAGCGGCTTCGGCGACGTATCTTTCAAAGAGCGATCCGGACGTTTCAAAGCCTAAAATCTCGCGCGGGTAATTGTTGATCCACGTTTCGACGCGCTGAATATATGCGGCGGTTACTTTCCGGAAGTCTGTTCCTTTCGGCAAGAACCGCCGTATCATTTTGTTTATGTTCTCGTTCGTGCCGCGTTCGTATGCGCTGTACGGGTGGCAATAGTAAACCTTCGTGCGCTTCCGGTCTTTGCCGTAGATGGATTTTTCAATTCCGGCGCAATCCATAAATTCCGATCCGTTGTCAAACGTAATGCTTTTGAATATCTGTGAAAACTTCTTCCCGAAGCGTCGTTCTAATTTGTTCAGCGCCGCCACGACGCTGGCGGCGGTCTGATCCGGCATTTTGATAATAATTTCGTTCCGCGTCAAGCGCTCCGAAAGAACGAACAAGGTTTCCTTCGTCCGCTTCTTCCCGCATACGCAATCGCCTTCCCAATGTCCGAAGGTCTGCCGATCGTTGATTTCCTGCGGGCGTTCTTCTATGCTTTCGCCTTGCGGCGCGCGGGCGGCTTTCTTCCGCTCCACCTTATCATACTTCCGTTTCCGCTCCCCGTGTTCCGGCAAGCTCTCGCGGCTGATCCCGTAGAATATGCCTTTGTCGATGTAATTATAGATCGTCTTTTCGCTGATCTCCGTTTTGAAGGTCAGCCCCAGCCGCTTTATTTCTCCGACGACGGCGGCGGGGGAATAGCCTTCTTCGCCGATCTTCTTTTCAATAAAAGCTGACAATTCGTAATCGTTGCCGATCTTCAATTCGCCGCCTTTGGCTTTTAGGTTCTCTTCATAGCGCTGTTGCGCGATCTCCGGCGAATAGCGTTCTTCGGTCGTCAAGTCGGAATTCAAATGCGTATAGCGTCCGCGCTTCAACTCCCTGTATATCGTTGTATTGTGGACGTGCAGACGGTCGGCAATCGCGCAAGGCTTCAAGCCATCTTTCAAGCCTTTTTCGATTTTTAGGCGGTCTGTCCATGTTAAGTGTTTGTGCATTCTTCCTTCCTCCAGCTTCCGAATATGACAAAAGGGCGGCATTTCTGCCGCCCCTGTCGATAGTTACTTATCCCGCGCCGCTTCGCAATACGCCGCAATAAACTTCTTGATTTCCGTTGTCGGCGTTGTCCCGTTGTCCGCGCAAGCCTTTTTGAATTCCTCCAGCACTTCCGGACGAAGATCAAGCGGGAAGCGGGCGTAATGCGTCCGAATGTGTTTCTTTTGCGCTGAATAGTCCTTTTCGTTCATTTTGTTACTTCCTCCGCTTCAAGGATAAGACGATAGCAACGATCGACAAAGCAATGCTAATCGCCACAAGAATATAAATCGCTGTATCCATGCTCCATTGACGTTAAGCGTTTTTTGTGTTATACTTATCAAGGCAAGGGGGATTTCTCCCCCTGCCCGTTACCTTGTCAGCTTTTCTATCAGAAGAAGAATTGCAATTACAAGGTTTACGATCGCGGTAATAAGATTGATTGTGCTTGCTGGCTGGTCTTTCTTATTGCCGCTTTTCTTTTGCTTTTTCTTGCTCAACGTCTTAACCTCCTTTCTGTCTATTATTATACTATATACGTGCGTATATGTCAATAGTTTTTGCGAAAAAACAGAAAAAAATAAGCGGCGACGGGATCACCCCGCCGCCGTTATTCGTCTATACCTAAAAGCCAATTTACCGAAACGCCCAGCACTTCTGCAAATATCTTCAATTCAAAGTCGGACACGAAGCGCGTACCGATTTCAATTCGGCTTATGCTGTCCCGCTCCATGTTGATCCCTTTCAACTGTATTTGTGCGGCTAAATCCTCTTGACGTAGCCGCCGGACGACGCGCGCTTCGCGCAATCGGTCGCCGCAAATGTTCTTTTTGCCGTTGTAATCGTATATCTTCATTTCTGCCGCGATCCCTCTTCATTCTGATTATTTGCAAAGCGTGTGTGAATATTCTGCTTTATTCTTGATTTTAGCGCACAGCGGGCGTATAATTGTGTTAAAGGTCAGAATGGGCGAATTCTGCCTTAAAAATTTACAATTTGAAAGGGGAATGAGAATGAAAAAATCTTCTATCGCTCTTTTTGTTGCCGCCACGCTGTTCCTTTTATGTTCCTTCACCTTCCTTCCGGACGGGATCGGCGAATTCGCTTCCGGTGTTTCCGTTGCCGTTGTCCTTGCTCTTGTAGGATTTTCCAAAGAGAAAAAGGCGCGTAAAGCCGCCGCCGAAGCGCGCTTGAAGCAAGAGGAAGAAGCCCGCGCGCAAGCGGAAGCAGAAGCCCGCCGACGCGAATTTGAAGCTACGCACGGCGTTCTTTCTTTGCCTGTGTCCGGCGTAACATTCGATAGCCGCCAGCGTGTTCTTGCGAAGCTGTATCGCGAAAGCGACGGGATCGGAATTGACGGTCGTTTGGAAACGTGCGAATACGAAGGCGCGCCCGCCGTCCGTGTTTTTGCAGAAGATGAATTGATCGGATACGTTCGGAAAAGCGATCTTTCGCAAACGCTCCCGATTGTTGATCGCGTCGATGATGTAACGATCACGATTGATTGCTTTGAAGATAACGAAAAGATTTACAACGCCGAAGCGCGCGTCGTCTATACGAAGTGAACCAAACAAAAAAATCCCCCGTGCAAGGCTCGAAAGCCCGCACGGGGGATTGTTCTTTATGCGGCGAAAGGCTGAAAGGGGAAGCGCGATCCGCCGCGTGGTCAATTACTCTTTATTTCCGTTGATCTGCTCCGCCGGAATGCCGTTTACCACAAAATAGTCCGGAAGATTAAAGACGGCGGCTTCGATCAGTTTGTCCAGCGTTTCCGCGTCGATCTTGAAGCCCTTGCTATTCAGAAATTCAACAACGTATGCTTTCTTCTCTGCGCCCCTGCCGCTTCCGGTGTAAAGCTGTTCGGCGGCTTCGACGGCAACCGTTACCCACATTTTGATTTTCTCAAACTGTGCGGCGGTCGTCTTGCTTCTGATCCACGGGATCACGAAGGCGGTAATGATAGCCGCGATAAGAGCGATCACGGCGTTTGCAATGCTGGTAAGATCAATAGTCATTGTTTGTATCCTCGCTTTCTGTTATGTCGATTTTTTCTTTTTTCTTGATCCTGCCGATAATTACTTCGGCAAGACGCTTCATCATCATTGCGCCACATTCAATCACGACGGCGCGGAAATACCATTCGATCAGAACGGTTTGTTCCTGCCGCGTGACAAGGAATGAAACGTACTGCGCGACGATGAAAGCCGCCGTTGTAATCGCGATCACAATAACGGCTTTCGTTGCGAAGCGTTCGTCAGCTTTGAAGAAGCGGCGCTTCGCCGTCCGCTTTCCTCTCGAAGAATGAAGTTTCACCGTGTCCCCCTTTCAAAATATCACATTCAACGCACGGCGCGCGTTTTTAACGCATACCGTGCGTTGCCCGTGTGTTAGATAAGCGTTAGATCATCGACGTTCACCGCCGCGACAACTGTTCCGCCGTAGGTAATCACGGCGCGCTTGCCGGAAAGCTCCTTGACGATGTGATCGCGGGAATAGACGAAGGAAGCAAGGCTTCCGCCGGAATAGGTTTTCGCGCCCGCTTTCACGCGCACTTTACTTCCCGCCATGATCTTCTGCGCCGATGTCCCGCCGGAAATGTCCTGCGCGTCCACCCAGCCGTACACGGTCGAACCGCCGCCGGACACTTTTACAAGGTGGTACTGGTGCTTTCCGCTCTTGTAAATCTGCGTGATCTTCGCTTTGCCCGCTTTGCAAGGCTTCCCGCTCGAAGCGTTCGCGCTTGTGTAATATTTCGTTCCGATGAACTCGACAATATCGCCGACGGCATACCCCGCCACGGCATTGTCTTTTTTGCCCTCCGCCGTGCCGCCGGAAGTGTCGGTCTGCGCGCCTGTATAGTCGATATAAGGTAACTTCCCGTGCTTCCTCCATGTGCGCGCGTTGTAACCCGCCTTCTTGCCGATATTTGCAACGGCGGTAATCTGAACTTTGTTATCCCAGCGCGGCGTACATTCAACGCCCAGCCCGTTTCCGATGTAAACGCCGATATGACCTTCACACCACAACGCTTCGCCGACTGCAACGTTTGAAAAGTCCGTCGAAACGCCCGCACATTTTGTAATCATCTGATCCGCTCCGATGTCCGGAACGCCGTTCACGGCATAGGACGCGCCGCCGTAACTCTTCGCCGTGTCGCCGCGCCAGCCCCATAAAATGCCTTTTATAAGGCAAACGCAATCGAAGCCAAACGTATCCGCGCTTGCGGCGTTAATCATGCGCGTTCGCGCCGCCTGTTTGTTGTATGTATGATTGCTTGTATAGCGCTTTTTGTTCGCCGCCGACATAGGCGCGCCGAAGCAACCCATAACATAAAGCGTTTTATAATTCTTTGCAACGTCGATCAGCTTTTCGACGAATGCGGCGCTTGTCATTTTACCCACTTTGTTTTCCTCCTTCTTTGTGTCTTTGCCCGCCACGGCGTACTTGTCAAAATACTTTTGCCCGTAGCTTGCGCGCCGTTTCTGTGCGGCTTCGCTCATATCCGCCGGGCGTTCAAATTTCAGAAGAACGCTATCGGAAGCGGCGCGGACGGTCGTTGCGGTTTTAAGCGTATTCAATACGGCTTTGTATCCGCTCGAAAGCTCCTTGAAGCAGAAATCCAACTGCATTTCAAGATCGCCGATTGACCTTCCTTTTGAACGCGCGAAAGCAAGCAAGGCTTCCTTCCTGCTCCAATACGTCCATTGTGCAAGCCCGTATCCTGCGCGATCCCGCACGAAGTTTCCATACGTCCCGTTGTCAACTGCCGCCGTGTAGCTTTCGTCCGTGTGTCCCAGCTTCTTTTCGTAGCTGTTTTGAAGGTTTTTTGGATTAAGCGCACTTTCAGCGTAAAGATTACCCATCAATCCCGCCGCCCCCGCTTCGGTTAATCCCTGCGCGATACAATAATTCCATATTCGCGCTTCGTTGTTGCTCCCTTTAAGTGCCATTTAATACCTCCTTTGCAATGAAGAAGCGGCGGGGGAGCCCCCCCCGCCGCTGGGGTTACTCTGCTTGATCCATTCGTTTTTCGATGTGGTCAAGCCGCTTGTGTGCCTGTTTCGCCGACGCTTCAACGTCGGTCAAGCGCGTTACGAACTCCGTATTCGTCTTTCGCTGTTCCTTCTGCTCCGCCTTGATTTCGTCCGTGTTCGCCTTGATGTATCCGATCTCGGTTAAAACGGTCGCGTCGTGCTTCACATTGCTTTCCTTGTCCTTGTCCCTGTTACGAACAAAAGCGATATAGCCGAACACGATAGCGCATACGGTAGAAAAGACGGAAAGAACCGTTGTGAAAGTGTCCATCGTTGATCCTCCTTCCTGCCGTTATGTTATCTCTTCCCACTTCGTCGAATTGACGCGCGGGGAATAGACGGAAGATTTGAAGTGCTGGGCGACGCATACCCACTTCTTCCCGTTGTGCGTTACCTTTGTTCCCTCCGTGATTACTTCGCCGTCCGGAAGGTCAGCCCATGCGCCGATCTGCTCTTCTGTCGGTGTGCGCGTCCACTTGTCCGGATTTGAAGCAGGGGATTTTCCACGGCTGTAATGCGTCGCCGTGTAGCTCACGCCGTCAAGCGTTACCACGTCGCCCGTAATATAGCTTTTCTTCTCGTTCCACTCTTCGCCTTGCTCCGGAAGGGAAACAAGGTTATTGCGGATACTCGAAATAATGCTTTCTTCGGTTTCGGCGCGGGCGGCTTCAACCTCCGCCATGATCGAAGCGCGCAAGGCTTCAAGCTCTGCCGCGCCGATCTGCTTTTCGCTCTTCTTGTGTGTTACGCTCATTCAAAATTCCCCCCGATCCCCGATACCCAGCAAGCGGTCAGCGCGTCGCCGCGCTGGACGGTTACGCGGATATTCATTCCGTACTGTGCCGCCGTGTTGATCTTATTTGTGAAAACGTGTGCAACGCCTTGAACAACCGCGTTCGTGCAATCCTCCCAAACGGGGGAAGCGTCAAACGGATTGTTCGTCGCTTCAACCTTGAACGTGCCGCCCGCCGGAATATCTCGCGTTACCTTGATATTCGCGCGTGTCGGCTGGCTGTTGGCTTCCAGCGGCGCTGAAAGCGTGATAACGAAGCCCGCAATCGACTTCGTGAACGTCAGCGTCCGGACGGCGCTATTCCCCGCGCTGTCGGTCGCCGTAATTGTGATCGTGTGCTTTGCGTTCGTAAGCGCCGTGAAGGTGTTTCCGGAAACGGAAAGCGTCTGCGTTGCGCCCAGCGTGATCGCGTTCTTCGTCGCGATTGTCTTTCCGTCGATCTTTTCAACAACGTTCACCGTGTCGCCGTCCGGATCGGTTACGCTGTATTGATAGGTGAAATCGGCGCGCTTGATCCCAAGATCGGCATTACTGCCGGAAATCACGGGCGGCTGGTTATGGATTACGGCAATATCTCCGCTTGTGGTGTACGCGGAATAATTGCCGTAGCTGTCCTTTGCGCGGACGCGGTATTTTAACGTGTTCCACGCGGTCGATACCGCTTCCGTGAACGTCCTGCTTGCGGACGCTTGAACCTGTGTCCACGCGCCGCTGTTGTATGAGCGCTCGAAACAATAGGTCAGCGCGTCGCCGTCCGGATCGGTCGCCGCCGCGCAAGAAATGTTGATGTTCTGCCCGCTGTAACACGTTGCTGGCGCGGTAATGCTGGGCGGCGCGGAAGGCGCGGAATTGTAGATTACCGTATAATTTCCGTCGCTGTTCGGGCTGTCAGATACCAAGATAGAAGATTTAAGATTACAAAGCGGGCGAACGCCATAGATGCCGTAGCACGCGTAGCTGATGTTCAAAGAGCCGTCCGAATTGACGCAGCGGACGTAGTAGGCGTTCGACGAATAAGGCGTACGAAGCCACCAATACCAGCCCTTTGACGTGCTGAAATTAGCGTCCTTGTACTCCGAATTGCTCACGCATTGCGCCGTAGGATAAGCGACGCGGGAAGCGTCGTTGCTGAATAGCGCAAGAAGTGTTCCTTCTGCGATATTGTTTTCATTCGCAAGCCCCACTTCTGTGGTGGACGCAAGGAACATTTTTGACGTTACCGTTTCATAGCTTCCGCCGTCGGTAACGGTATTTCTTGCGACGGTCTGCGTTGTTGTCAGAAGCTCCGCAACGAACTTCGGATCAAGCATAGCAAGGAAGCCCGCCCACGCGTCGTATTCGTTGTAATTGTTCCATACGTTCGCGTTTGTGGGCGGCGCGTCTGCGCTGTGCTTTGCGCTGTACCATGCGCCCGCCGCCGCGTTACTGTTCAGCCATTGCAGAATGTTTGAATGCTGATAGCGGTTATTGCCGTATTGTTTCCGGTCGCTGTTGCTGTTGTTCGGTTCTTTCGCGTCGAAACACATTAACTGAATGATTTTTTCCGTAATCAGCGTTACGGAATTCGACGGGTAGCCGCTGTGGTTCTTGTCGGCGATCTTGAAAACGATCTTCGATCCGAAGCGCGATTGATACGCCGAAAGAACCGGAACTTCAATCTTCGCACCCACCGACAAACTTCCTAATGTTTTTGACATTGTGCCGCCTCCTTTGATTTCATTAAGCTGTTGTAATACTGATCCGTCCGCCGGATCAAGTGATAGCTGTTTCCCTTTTCGGCGTGTCCTCTCCAGCTTTGATAGGATTGTTCAACGGTCTTTGCGTCGATCCGTCCCGCCGCGTGAATGGCGGCTAATTTCTTCAACTTCCGCTTCATATTGTTTTTGCTCCTGCGGCGCACCTTGCGGATCACCGCGCCGCTTTCGGTCAAGTATGTATGAAAGCCCAAGAAATCAACGCCGTGTTTTAAGGGGAAGATATTTGTTTTCGCATTCAGCGAAAGCCCGCGCGCCTGTACGAATGCTTCAATCTGCTTCCGGCACTCCTGCAAATATGCTTTGTCGTGATGGATCAAAAAGAAGTCGTCCATATAGCGCCCGTAATATTTGATACCCAGCTTTTCCTTTACGAAATGATCCAGCCCGTCAAGGTAGAGAAGGGCGAAAAGCTGTGAAGTTTGATTGCCGATCGGTATTCCGACGTTGCCTTCGGTGCTGTCGATGATAAGATCGACAAGCCACAAAACGTCCGGATCGGTTATCTTCTCGCGGATTAAGGTTTTCAAAACGTCGTGCCGGATCGAATAGAAATACTTTGAAATATCGCCTTTCAGTATCCAGCCGTCAATTCCGTTTTTCCTGTAAAACCTCCGCATGAACTCTTGAAGCCTGTCTAACCCGTAATGCGTACCTTTCCCCACCTGCGACGCGTAGTTATCGCGAATGAACGATCGTGTCAAAATCGGTTCAAGCACGTTATCGCAAAGCGAATGTTGAACAACCTTGTCTTTGTAGCTGTTCGACATAACCACGCGGCGCTTCGGTTCGTATACCTCGAACGTGTTATACGGGGACATGGTATAGCGCTTCGTTCTGATCTGCGCGCTTAATAGGTTCAGCGCTTCAAGAAGATTAACTTCAAACTTTGCCGCCGCTCCTTTCCACCTCTTGCCTTGCCGCGCCTTTCGGTAGGCATTGTATAGGCTTTCAAAACTGTGTATCTTTTCAAAGTCTGTCATAATAAAAAATCCTCGCTGTTTATAACCTTTGCCAGCCGCCGGAAGGCGGTATGCTCCGGTATCGGCGATCCTGTATTCGTCCCCGCCGTGGATAGCGGCGACGGGATACACCTTCCTTTGATGGTGGTATTCTGCTTTCGGCTGTTCCTACTCGTTCACATAGTCCACCGAAGCGGGCGAACGCCATTGTTGCCGTTGTACGCGTTGTTGTTGTTCAAAGAGCCGTCCGAATTGACGTTGCGGACGTTGTTGGCGTTCGACGAATTAGGCGTATCAAGATGTACCCCGAACGTTTTTCAAGCTCTCGTTTTGTCCCGCTTCTTCCACGCGGTCGTCATGTACTTCACTTCAAGCGCAAGTTTTGACCAATATTCGCAACTGCTCATAGAAATAAAGCCCATTTCCTGCGAAAGCTCTATGAAAAATAGAAGCTCCTTGCAATAGGTCAGCGCCTTTGCTTGTAGCTTCTGCCGTTGTCTGTATTCCTGCGCGTCCCGAAGGTCTAATTCGTTCGCTTCAAGGACGCATTCGTAAATGTCCACCGCTTTATCCTGTATCCTGTTTACAAGCGTGAAGCGGTATTTCTTCGGGTAGCGCTCCGTCGAATTCGTGATCGTGAAGGTGTGCTTTACAAGGTCTTTCGCTTTCACAATCACGTTGAATTCCGTCGGTTCTTTCCGCTCCCGCTCCGGTCTTTGCATATATGCACCGTCCTTTCCGCATTCGCTCGATCATAGCGGTATCGTCGGCGCACCCGTCGAAATCGAAGCCCGCTTCGGTAACGGTCAGCGTTGCCGCGTTCCCTGTAACCGTTGTTCCTGTGATCTGTAATACCCCCGCGCCGCAAGCCGCGCACGGCGGGGAAGGCCCCGCGAAGATGTTTCCGATCACGCCCGACAATTCCGCCGCCGTGCAAGCGTACCGCGTCAGCATTCGATCCTCTGCAAACTCTCGTTCCAAATGCCCGTAGACGTTACGCCGTCGAGATCATCGAAGAGGATCAAGAACGGATTTGTCGTAATGTCATTGAAAAGCACCGCTTCCAGCATATCCACGCGCGCGTCAAGCGCGTTCGTGATGTTCAGAAGGTTTGTTGCCGCGTTATCGTCAAGGACGGTTTGCAAGCCGTTAAACCATGCGTTGAAGTCCGCCGCCGCCTGTGTTTCAAAGTCCGCCATGTGTTGCTCGAACGCTTCGTACTGCGTGTTACCCTGCAATTTCAGCGAATTCATATACGAAACAAGCGTGTTGTACTCCGCCGCCGAAAGGGATTGATATTCAGCGAACCACGCTTGAAGCTGTGCGTTAAAAGCCGCCGTGTCGATCTGCTGAACGACGGCGGCAACAACGCCGCAAAGCGACGTGTTCAAGCGTTGATCCGTGATCTTGCTTTGCGTGATTGCTGTTACGCCCGCGCCTACGTAGATGTCCGCCAGCGCAAGCTCGTAAACGTCCGCGTCCCTCTGCAATGCGGGCGCGGTAGGGGAAGCGCTGAACGAAGAAGATTTGACCTTCACCGACATAACGCGGTTTGTCAAATCCCAGCGCACGACAACGCGATCAATACGGTTCAACTGTCCGTCCGCCGTGTCAAGCTCGACGGCAAGATCGCCCGTGTTGAAGTAGAAGTAACCGTTGATCCACGCTTTGCCCGTTTTAACGTTCAGCTTCATTCCGTCGTTTGCAACGACTTGAAGCCCCGTCGAAGGGACGGGGAAAACGCCGTTCCCGATGAACGAAGCAAAGTATTCCGCCCAATCCTCCGCCTTGTACGTGCGATCGTGCGAAACGCTGTTGAAGAAACTTGATTTTTCCATGCTGTGAAGCCCTCCTTTATTTCGTAATCTGCCGAATTTGTGTCAGAAGCGCGGGCAAGCTCTCGCCGAAGGTAATATCTATTTCTTCGCCGCTGGTTTCGTAGGTTTCCGCAATCTCCGTTATGCGAACGTCAATGCGGACGTTCCAGCGCTTATTGATACACGTTACCCGATCGCCTAAATCGTAATCCGTGCCGTACTTCAAATTCGCGTTCGTGTTGATCTTCGATCCGAAAGCAAGCGTTTCCGCGTATTGCTCCAGCTCTTCAACGCCGCGCGCGGAAAGAAGCGCTAAATACTGCGCCGTTGTAAGCGTTACGGTCTGCCCGCTCTCGTTTTCGTATTCCTGCACGATGTCCGTTGCATTGATGAAAACTTCGTCGCGGGAAAGCCCCGCCGCGCTTCCTCCGACTTCCGCAACCTTCCGCGCAACGCCTTCTTTTTCCTCTCCGCCGATGTAAGCCGTTGTTTTAAGGTTTTCAATACTGTTCGTGTATTCCTGTTCCACGATGTTGTCAAATTCCTGTGAAAAGATACAAGGCGCGTTTCCTGCGGCATTTCCCGCCGTAAGGTCGCGCCCTTTGTAAACGGAAAAGGTGTGCTTTCCCGTCCGTGCGTTTGTTGTAACCCGAATACCCAGCTTCGCCGCCTTCGCCGCCGTTTCCGCCGCAAGCTGGGCGTTCACGTACTGTTCGGAAGTATAGTCGATTTGCCCACTTCCGGTGTCTGCGTCGGTCGTGGATATGCTGAAATTCGGGATATTGCGCGCCGCTCCTGCGTTCGTGCAAGTCTGCTTCACAATGGCGTATAGAATGTTCTGTGTCGTGTCCTTCGTGATGATCTGCGTTGTCAAAATGCGCTTGCCGATCCACGAAAGCAGGAACTTTCCTTGAACCTCTATTTCCTCCATACCCTGTGAATTTTTCGTAATGTGAATATAGCGGATTTCCGCCGCTTCTTTCCCGCCGCGCTTGATGATGATATTTTCCTTCACCAGCAAGCGGGCGTGATCCTCCGTGAAGGGAACAAGCAACTTGAATTCGCCGCAACTCCAATAACGCCGCGTCCATATCAAGGACGAAATCTTTTCGACAATCCCTTGAAGTGTCATATCGCGGCTATAAACGTATAATTCCACCGCGTTACACCCCCAAATACAAGTTATTGTGATAGATTGAAACTTCGAGATTTTCCGCGTTTGCGTCCGCCGAATAGCGGAAGAGATTGTCGCCCACGGCGATCTGCAAGTATGAACTATCAACGTCAAGATAGCGGAACGCGTCAGTAATTACGCCGCCACGGTTCAGCTTCACGGCTTTTTCACCGTAGCCCGTGGAAACGGTCAAAACGTCGCCCGCTACAAGCGAAATATTCAGCTTGATAAACTCCCGTGTATCGACGTTCAGCAATACGGGATTTGTAACCGCGCCGATCGCGCGGAACTCGATCCGGATACCGCTTTTCACGTCGCCGGAATTGTAGACGTTCACAATCAGCGACGGCTGGCGATAGCCGATTTCCCAGCCGTCGTAAAGCTCCAGCCCGTCCGGAACGGGGAATTCAAAGCCGCCGATCCACGTTGCTATGTCCTCGCGTGTTTCCGTTTCCTCTCTCCAAAACGGATTAAGGCAAGACAAGCTAACCGTGAATTGCTCGAAGATCGGCTTTCGCTTGAAGATCGGCGCGTCGTCGATCTTGCACCCGATCACCCGCCGGAAGTCGCCGAAAACATACGTCAACGTTGCTTCGTACTGCGGATTTAATATGCGGTTCAGCTTCCGGCGTAGGTTCTGCGCCGCTTGCTTGTCCCGCTCCTTGATGTATCCCACGATGTCAATATCGCGGCTTTCGATCCGATAGCCCAAGTATGTGTCGCCGTCCTGCCCCATGCTGTTGGTGCTGTAAATAGCGTTCCGCACGTCGGAAAGTCCGGTAACGTCCTTGAAGTTTACGTGATACGAAGAAGCGGGGGAAAACTCTATGCTTTCCCCGCGCTCGTTCGTGTAGATCAATTTTTCTTGTGTCCTCATGCCATAACCTCCCGCGCAATCTGCCGGAACTGCCGCGCCGCCTGTCTTTGCTGTTCGGCGTAGCTCGTTTCGTTCGCATAGATGTTTTGCACGACTTCAACGGAAGGCGTACCGCCGCCGCGCTTGTCGCGCCCCTCTCCGGAACGGAATTCCGGAACGGCGTTCGATGTTTCACGGCGGATCGTGCTTTCAACGTCGCGCATTTCGCGGGCGAAGCCCTCGCCCAAGCCCTGCGCCATGTAAGAACCGATACGGGCAAAAACCTTCGACGGGGAATTGATTTGCATTTCCGCTTCAACTGCCGCCACGATCTCTCTCATCATTGACCGCACTTTGCTTTCCAGCCAGCCGGACATATTTTGAAAGCCCCGCCAAATGCCGCGCACCATCTCTTCGCCCGCCGCCGTGAACTCCGATACGTAAGAGCGAAGGGCGGTAATAATGGGCTGAACAATTTGTGCAACCTTGCCCGTGATCTGCGGGATACCCGCGATCATGCCTTGCGCTATGCTCTTGTCGATGTTTGTTCCTTCGGTTACGAACTTTTGATGTTGCGCCGTGAATGCGGTAATAATGCTTTGTACGATCTGCGGGATTTTCTGCGTAATCTGCACGATCGCCGTTACCATTCCGGAAGCTATGTTCTTGTCGAAGTCCTGTCCGGCTTGATTGAAACGTTGTGCTTGCGCCGTCAATCCGGTAATAACCCGCTCGACGATCGCGTTCACCGCTCCGGACAAGCCTTCAATGTTCGCAATAATGCCGTTGTTCACGGCGTTTACTGCTTCCGCCGCCGTCAGCGCGCCCGCTCCGCCCATTGCGGCGGTCATATCGCCTTCAACGCCGCCCATGTTGTCGGTGAAGCCTACGCCCACGCCGTCCGCCATGTTTCCGCCGATTTCAGCGAATACCGTTGACGGGGAATGAATGCCGAAGAAGTCCTTGATACCCGAAACAAGGGACGAAGCCCAGCCGGATACCTTTTCCCACAACCACGAAGCCGCGCCGCTGATACCTTCCCACAAGCCGTGAAGAAGGTTTGCACCCGCGTTTACAAGCTCCCCGCCCAGCGACGCGAACGCTTGCACAATGCCGGAAACAATCTGCGGAACTGCCTTCACGATTTCAACTATGATCGTCGGCAAATTCTGAATGAGCGCCACGAAAAGCTGAACGCCCGCCATAATGATTTGGTCGATGTTGCCGATCAGCGCGTTTACAATACTGCTGATTATCTGCGGGATTGCTTGAACGATCGTCACAATGATTTCCGGCAACGCCTGTATGAGCGCGACAAGAAGATCAATTCCCGCTTGAATGATAAGCGGTATATTCTCCGTAAGTGCCGTTATAATCCCGTCTATGATCTGCGGGATCGCTTCTACGATTGCGGCTATAATCTCCGGAAGCGCGGCAACAAGCGCCGTCAGAAGGTCGATACCCGCTTGAATGATCTGCGGGATCGCGGAAAGCAAGCCGTCGATCAAGCTGGTTATTACCTGCGGAAGCGCCGCTACTATAACGGGGATCGCGTTTATAATCCCTTGCGCCAGCCCCGTGATAAGCTGTAACGCCGCGTCAATCAGCAACGGGATATTGTCGATCAGCGTTTGAACGATCTTCAATACAACGTCAACGATCGTCGGAACAAGTTTCGGAAGCGATTTCGCTAATCCGGTCGCAAGCCCCGCGATCAACTGCGCCGCGCCCTCAATAAGAAGCGGCAAAAGCTCCGCAATGCCTTCAACCAGCGTTTCAACAATCTGCACCGCCGCCGAAGCAATCGTCGGCGCGTTCGATACAATGCCGGAAATCAAAGACGTTACCATTTGAACGCCCATGTCGATAAACTCCGGCAATTTCTCAACAATCAGATTGAGAACGTCGGAAATCCCTTCGCCCAGCGCGTCCGCCATCTTCGTTACGTCGCCTTCCGCGTCCATGACGGCTTTTGAAAACTTCGTCATAATCGGGATACCTTCGCCCGCCAGCGTGTCAAGGAAAGGAAGAGCGATCAAAGAAGCTGCGTTTTTCAGCCCTTCCGCTCCTGCTTGAAGCACTTGCAATTTATCGTTGAAAGCCCCCAGCCTGTTTACTGCGTCCTCCGATAGAATGAAGCCCATTTGTTCCGCTTCGTCGCCTAATTCCTTGAACGCTTCCGAACCCGCTTCAATAACGCTGTTCAATTCCTGCGCGGATTTGCCGAACAACTGCATTGCAAGCGCGTCCCGCTCCGTTTCGTTCTGAATAGAACCCAGCGCGTCGATACAATCCCAATAAACGTCGTTGCTGTTGCGAAGCTCTCCGTTCGCGTCTGTCACGGAAACGCCCAGCTTCTTGTATGCGTCAGCATACTCCGCCGAACCCTTGCGGGCGCTGTCCATTGACTTTATGTTTTTTGCCATCGACTTTGTAAGCGTGTTTACTTCTACGTCGATAAAGCGGGCGGCGTAGGCGTACTTTTGAAGATCGTCCGTCGTCTGCCGCGTGAATGTCGCTTGCGTTATAAGGTCGTCGGCATAGTTAGAAGCGGATACTGTCAGCCCTGCAAGAGCGGAAGCCGCGCCCACAGCCGCCGCACCTAACGCGGCAAGCGCCGCGCCGAATGCTTTTCCGACTTTCCCGACGGTTTCCCCGACGGCTTCCCAATTCACTTTGGAACTTTTCAATTCTTCCGAAGTGCTTTTGATCTGCTTTTCGGTTTTCGCCATCTCCGCCTTTGTGTTGTTAAGGTTCGTTTGCATTTTCTGATAGGCGGGATCGGTCGGATCAATGCCCGCTTCCCGCATTTTCTTCAATGCTTCTTCCGCCGCTTCCGCTTTCTTTGCCTGTTCCGCAAGCTGTTTTTGCAAAATCTCCTGTTTTTTCGTCAGCGCTTCCGCGCCGGAAGCGTTGTCCGCAAACTCCGCCGTCGCCAGCTTCATTTCGGAATTGATTTCGCGAAGGGAAGAATTTATGCTATTGCAAGCGGCGCGATACTCTTTTTCGCCTGTAAGGTCGATTGATGTTTTGATCTGCTCTTCTTTCGCCATTTATATCCCCCCTAACACGTCGTCAATATCAACTTCTTTCGGAACTGGCTTGAAGCGATCCGGATTGAATTCACGATGAATTTTGAAAAGCGTCAAAATTTTATACGGTGTCATGCGCCATACTTCGGCTTCGCTCCACCGAAGAAGCGTTACGCCGATATAAAGAAGGCGGGCAAGGTCGATTATTCCTTGCCCGCCGTCATGTTTTTTTCGATGTCCTCTTCGTCGTCCTCGCCGTCCTGTTCGGGCGGTTCGGGTGTTCCGTTGTTGCCCATAGAAAACGCCTTGAAGATAGCCGTTTTCACTTCGGCAAAATTGCCCGTATGAATGAGCTTGCCCACCTGTTTTTCGGTAAGCGGTTCTTCGTCGTCCTCTGCACCCTCGTTCAAAAGCACGGTCAAAAGCCAGCGAAGATTTTTAATGCTGTCCTTTCCGGAAAGCACGGTATCAAGGCGATCAAAGCCGCCGAATTTATCCTGCATTTCGTCGATCGCGTTCAAACTGAAAAGAAGGTGTCTTTCCTTGTCCAGTACGATCTGGAAGCGTCCGTCTTTAATTGCACTCATAACAGAATAAGGCGGGAAGCCTTTTCAAGCTCCCCGCCGTTCCTCCTTTCAATTTCGATCAGCCGCCCGCGTTATTCGGTTCGCGAACGGTAGTAAACCAAGCCGTCGCCACGCTGTTCGTAGGCTCTGCGACGTGTTCAGCCTTCCACAAGCCGTCGGAACGCTTGATGAACTGCCCGACGATCTCCGGCGTGGTAAATTCGATACTGTCGCCCTTCGTGGTATAGTTTTCGTCCGGAACGGCAAACTTGACTTTGTAAAGCCAAATGTACTTGTACGTTCCGCCCGCTTTCTTCGCACGGAAGCCGATTGCGAAATACGGCGCTTCGTCTGTGTCTGCACCGTAAACAACCTTGTCCGCGTCCTGCTTCTGCCCAAGCAGGGCGGCAAGGTCAGCCGGAAGAAGATCGTTTACGTTCAGCGTGATTTCGCCGGAAACGAATTCTTTTACAACTTCGTCCGCGCCGTCGTCGGCGTAAAGGATCGCTTCGGCTACTTCCACGGAAAGCTCCGCCGAAATTGCCTTCGCCATTCGCACGGGCGTTCCGTATTCCTCCGCGCCGGACGTTCCGATCGTAATGGGCGCGCGGTAAAGATCGCGCAATCCGATTGTTGCCATTTGTCATACCTCCATGTACTTGATTTCAACGGGGACGTGATAATAGCCCGTGTCTTGCTCATACACTTCCGCGTTGATGGTTATTCCGTAGAACCCCGCCGCTTTCAGCGCTGTTTTTAAGCGCTGGAGAAGCGCGAAGTAATCCGTTTTTGAATAAATGTTAATTTGATACGTGTATTCCTGCGCGCCCTCTTCATCGTCGGAAAAGAGCGTGTCGCGTCCCACGACAAGCTGATAGGTGATAAAGCAAGCCGCCCGCCCGTTATATTTCAAACGGGCGACGGGAACGCCCAGCTTGTCAAGCAACGCTTTCAAAGTGCTGTCAACGTTCATTTTGCTTTTCCTCCCAAACGCGGCGCATTTCTGCCGTCGCTTCGTCCGCCGCTTTTTCGTTCGCCGCCGTGAACCACGGTCGTGCGGGCATATTTGAACGCCCGTAATTCAGCACGAAGCCTTTTTCGGCATTGCGTACCCCGTGCCGATCTGTACCCGTCGGCGCAATATCGACGTATTTTCCGCCGTTGCGCTCTTTTACTGCGGATACCTTGATCGACGCGGTTAAATCGCCCGTTCCTCTGCCTGTGCTGTTCAACTTCTTCGTTTCCGCTTGAAACGCGTTCTTGATAACCTCACCGCCAGCTTTCAGCATTTCCGGCACGGCTTCCATTGTCGCTTTGTCCCTCCGAAGCATTGCTTCTTGTACGTCGTCAAGCCCTGTTACGGTGAATTTAGCCATCTGCGCCACTCCCTTCCGCTTCCGGAAGATTAACCAGCGTTAATTCCGTAAATTCTCCGTTTCCGTGCGTGTACGTCCGAAGGACGCGATACCGTTTCCCGCTCGAAACGGGATATTCCACGATCTGCTGTTCCTCATACTCGAAGGAATGAATATCGAACTTCAATTCCGTTGTATATCCCGCCTGTTGCGCTTTGTAGAACTCCGAAAAGCCCACGGATTTCTTGTCAGCAAAAACCGTTGTCGCGGTTTCAATGCGGACAACGGGGAAGCCGTGTTCGTTCGTTGACGGCGAAGGATCGGATAGCGCGATCAAGGTTATTTGTTCGCCCCATCTCATTTCGCCGCCACCTCTCTTTCGATATAATCAGCCGTCAGCGATAGCGCGCATTTCAAATAGTCGTAGGCGTTGCGGTAGCGCTCCGCGTCGTCATTGAAGCCGAATTCCGCCTTTGCATAAAGCACAACCGCCCGATCAAGAAGGGGATCGCCCAGCGTTTTACTGGACGATCCCGCTTCCGCCGGAATGTTGATACCGACAAGGCGAAGATCGGCAATCGCCGCGTTTATGAGATCGGAAACTTCGCCGTCAAGCGCTGTCCCGCTCAACCGCAACGCCAGCTTTACCTTGTCAAGCATTTGTCAGCCCTCCCGCTATTAAGCAATGACGAATGTCGCCTTCACGAAACTTTCGGGATTTTTCAAGCCAGCGTCAAACAAGCTGTACGCGGTCTTAACCTCGTTCGCGGTTTTAGGCTCGATTGCGGAGAAGATTTCCAGCTCATCGTAATCGTTCGCGATAACCTGTCCCTTTGTGCCAAGGTAAATAACGTTGTCCGCGATTTCGTTATCAACCTTCACGGAAGCGCCGTAAATGCGCCCCGCAGTAATAGGATCAACCATACTGTTAGGAACAAACAACTTGTTTTTGTTGCCGTCCTCAATGCCCGCAAGGTTGTTCCAAATGGTCTTGTTATTCGCGTAAATAACGCGTTCGCCCTTGCCTTTCAGCAGTGCAAACATTCCGCGAATAGCCGCGTCTGTGTACTTCTGTCCGGTCAGAATGTTGGCGGTGGCAATGCCCGCGCCCGCGATAGCAGAACCGCCGTCGGGCGCAACGCCGTCAAGACGATTGCGGATAACGCGGTTCTTCGCTACGGCGATACGCTCCGCAAGCTCATTCACCAGCCAAGCTTCGAACGCGTCGATAGACTTAAACTTCATCTTGCGGGACAGAACAGCGTGTTTCTTGATCTCGATACCTTCAAGGGACAGAAGATCAAATTCGTTCTCTTCGTCGTCGTTTGCCGTACCCTCTGCAACGCCCTTCGCGTCGCCAGCCTTAATAGACTTGCGGCGGGGAACGCCGAAACCGGAAGTCATGCCGGAATGTTCTGCGTCCTCCAGCATAGGGGACATACTCTCAACAAGATCAATAATCATATTGAGCGTTGCGGGCGGTACAACTGCGGCGCTGTTTGCGGTCGTTGCGGTAAATGCGGCGCGTTCCTCTGCGGACATATCGCCAAGAAGGGAAATTCCGCTTCTTACGGCAATGTTTTTCAGCCACGCGGAACGATATTCCGGCGTAGCGGAAGGATTGTCCGGAGTAGTAGCACCCCCGTTGTTGTCGGTCTGCTGGAAAGTGCGGATAACAACGCCCGCGCCCTTCGCGATATTGTCAAGAATGCCGTTGCGCTTCTCGGCGGCGGCAATCAGTCCGGCGCGCTCTTCGGTAAGCTGTGTGGTTTCCTGCTCCAGCGCGTCAATCTCTGCGGCGGTCATAGCATCGCCGCGCTGTTCGATCTCCTGCTTGATAGCCGCAAGGCGGGCTTCGATTTCTTTAATTCTCATTGTGTTAAACCTCCGTCATTAGTTTGATTTTCAAAAGTTTCTTCCGGCGTTCCAGCCGCTCCTGCTGTTCCCTTTCGATCACTCCGTCGAAATAGGATCGTGCCGAAATATCGGTATCGGCGTTCGCCGGAATGGATACCGCCGAAACGTCGTAAACCTTCGCAATTTTCAAGATCGTGCGTGTGCGTGTGTCGCGGTCGTAGCTATCTTCCGATACGCGGAAAGCCCACGACATTTTCGTAACAAGTCCGTTCTTGATTTCCTCGAACATATCTTGTGCCGCGCGCGATTTCGACAAGTCCGCGAACGTGAAAAGCCCGTTATCGTTAGCTTCAACGCCCAGCGTCCCGTTGGAAAGGCGGGCAAGCACCTTTCCTTCGTGGTTATACTGCATGATTACGTCGGACATATCCGCACCCGCAAGGGCGTTCCGGTCAATCCGTTCGTAATATTTGTTCCCGTCCCACTCATACAGCAAATAGGGCTTGTCGAACGTTGTTGCGTAGCCCTCCACGTAGAAATCCGTATCAATTCGCTTCTCCGCCGCCGTCGGGATCAATAACGGCTTGATCATTGTTCGGTACTCCCGATCCGTCTTTTTTGGCATTTGGTGTAACCTCCTTTCCCAATTCTGAAACTTCCGCGTATTCCTTGCGGATATAATATTTCTCGCCGCCCTCAACGTGCGCCATGTTCCAAACGTCCATAACGCCGTTGCGGTTCAGCAAGCCGCGGTCAAATAACTGTGTGCTGATATTCAGCTTCGTTTGATTGCTTGCGTATTGTAAGCGGTTCGCGGTAAACGTGATCGCGTTCCCGAAGGACAATTCCCGCGCCGTGTACGTCATATTCGACATAACAAGCGAAAGCTGGATCGCGAAAGGCTCGATCTTGCCTTCGTAATACGCGTTCCATTCGTCCTCCGTGTATTTGTTTTGCAGAATGCCCGCATTCGTGCCGAAGTAGTTAAACACGTTTTCGTTGATCTGCGCCATCTGCGCGGCGTTGACCGTGAACGGCTTGCTTTCGATCGGCTTCACGTCAGCAAACTTCGCGTCGTAGATCACCATTCCCGACTGATTTTCCGCCGAAAGGTTATCCGCCGTGAAGCGCTTGCGCTCCTTCGTGATGTCCTCCGGCTTCAACATATTTGCAACCTTCGCCAAGAAGCGAATAGAAGCCGAATTTTTAACGCCGTTGATAATTCCTTGATTTTGTGTATGGATCAACTGCATTGTAGGACGAAGCGCGGCGTTACTCTCGCCGAAGAAATCGTTTGTGTACTGAAAATTCGTCATTACGCCGACGCGTTCAAACTCAATCGCGGCTTTCTGCCCATTCCCGAAGGTGTAGCGCAAAAACGGAACGTTGTTATACTCTATAACTTCGCACCGTTGAGGAAGCAGGGGATAATACCCGATCAGCCCGCCGAATTTATCTTCAATCGGAACAATGAAGCAAGTATTATTCACCGAAAGGATCGTCGCGATCCTGTAAATGAACTTCGATGTATCCATGAACGGATTAGGCTTGAACTGCAATGTCCGTTCAAGGTTCTTTTGCGCCGTGCCGCTGATCTCCGGTTTCAGCTTTGAAGCGAAGGACGCGAACGAATGTATCGCCGCGCGCGTAAGCTCCATTTCGTAAATACTTTCCGGCGCGTTGCTGAAAACGGGTGTGTACCCGTTTAGCATTTTGAAATAGCCTTCCGCCTTCAAGTCGGCTTTCGGCTTCCGGAAGATAGTTTCAAAAACTCCCATGTTTTTATCACCCCGCATTTTTGAGCATTTCGCCGATTTCGTTATAATATTTCTGCCGCACGGTCAGCGCGTCGATCACGGAAACGAAGCCGTCAATTCGCGCCCTCTGTTCGATCTTCACGGGACGGAACTTCCGCGTTTCCATGTTGTGCTTCAATGCGACGTTGAGGAAGTGCGCCTTCAACAAGTTATTGTCGGCAATCTTGAAATTGCCGTCCTTGATAACGCCTTCAAACTCACGGATCACGGGCGCAAGGTTTTCTCCCTGCCATACGTCGTCCGTCTGCCAGCCCGCGTTCTTCAAGTCGTCGATCAGATATTGCGCGGAATAGCGGTCGTACCCGATCTTCAAGATATATATTCCGTACTGATCCCGAAGCATAGAAAACCATTCGTAAACGTCGCGATAATCGACGTGGTTTTCGCCGGATAGTTTGACGATCCCTTGCTTCACGAATATGTCATACGGTACACCGTCGATCGCTTGCGCCGTTTCAAGGCGGTTCGCGGGCATAAAGAATTGTGCGAAGGCATATAGAACGCCGTCCCGCTCGATCACGACGGAAGCGGCGGTCAAGTCCGTTGTTTGTGAAAGGTCTATGCCGCCCACGGCGTAACTGTCCTTGAAATCCTCCAGCTTCGCGTGAATTCCTGCGCCGTCAACAACGACGTAATCAAGCCACGCGACGGAAGAATTCTGCTTGATGTTGCAATACTTCGTAAGGAATTCAGCCCGCTTCGACATACTCATTTCGGCGACGGCGATTTCTTCTTTGAAGAAGTCCGGCGAAACGGAAACGCCCATATTCGGATTTGCTTTTTTAAGCTCTTCAAGGTCGTTCCATTTCTCTACGTCGTCGATCATGTAAAGCAGGGGAAGAAGGCGGCGTTCCTTGCTTCCGCCCTTCAAAAACGCGGTCGATCGCTTCATAAGCTCATCGAAAATACCGTCGTTTTCGTAACCCGCCGTTGAGATCGAAAGGATCATCGGCTGGCGGCGCGCACCAAGCGCGGATTTCATAACTTCGTACTGCTTCAAGCCGCCGTCGCCGCGCCACGACGCGACTTCATCATTCACGACTAAATGCGGATTGAAGCCGTCGGATTTCTTCGCGTTGAACGCAAGCGGCTTGATCGCGGTATTGCTTTCTTCGATGTAAATATCGGAACGGCGCTTCTTCGATAGGTCGGAAAGCTCCGGTTCTTTTTTAATCATCTGATAGAAATTATCGTAAACGATGTTCGCTTGCTCCAGCTTCGGCGCAAGGCAATATATTTTCGCGCCGTATTCTCCGTCAAGATACGCCATGTACGCAATGACGGCGGACGCAAAAAGCGTTTTGCCGTTCTTGCGCCCGATCACAATAAACACTTCGCGAAAGACACGCGTTCCGTCCTCTTCGACGATCCCGAACATAACGGAAACGGCGGCTTTCTGCCACAACTCCAGCTTCAAAAGGTCTGTGCGCCCTTCGCAATGATGGCAAAAGTTTTCGATGAACCGAATTGCCTTGTTTGCCTTCTTCGCGTTGAAGGTGAAAAGCCCTTTTTGAAGCCCCTTCACGATGTATTCATACAGAAGGCGAACCCACTTGCCGACGGTTATATTTCCGGAAGAAATGCCGTCGAAATACTCGTAAATGTAATTTGAAAAGGGCATTTTTATTCGTCCCGTAACGCCTGTAAACGGCTTTCTTTTTTCTTCTCCGGCGGTACAAGATCGCAAAGCTGTTTGATAATAGCGGCGTGATTTTTTGTCATGGCGATATGTGTTTTCACCGCGTCGCTTTGCTTCGTCCCGCTCTGATTTGCGCCGTTTTGGTATTCGACGGTGTATCCCTCTTCGTTGATGATCTCTTGCAATTCTTCAAGGGATACCGCCATGAACGCCGCGTTCTTGATAAGGCTTTCGACGGTCTGCAACTTGTTTTTGTCCAAGTCTTTGAAAATGCGCTTCAATCGGGAAAACTCCCGCTTGATCTTTTCTTCTTTCGTCAAGTCCTTCTTTGTCGCCATAAATATCACCCCCTTTTCCGGTCAACCCACACCCCCTTAAACGCGTACACCCGTTATGCGCGCGCCTGCGGAGTATTTTTAACCTCCCGCCCTCGGTGTCGAACCCTCCCTAAATTTTGAGCGAATAGGGGGGGATATGAGGTTTCCCGCTTCGTCGAATGCGTACCGTTTTTTCTTGTCGTTCCGGTGGTGTTCTTTGTTGTGGCAATCTTGGCAAAGCGCTTCGAGATTATCCCACGAAAGCGCTATGTATGGATCGTTGATATTCTGCTTCGTCAAGTATGTTTTGTGATGTGCGATCTTCGCGGTTACTGGATCGTCCGGCGTTGAACAACGTTCGCACAAGTAGCCCTTCGACTTCAAGAAGCTGTCGCGGCATGAACGCCAAGCGTCCGAATTGTAGAACCTTTCCGCCCACGGCTTCATGCGGTTATCCTCCTTCCTGTGGAAAAGTCTGTGCAAAAGAGTAAAAGAAAAAGCCTTCCGTGCATTCACACAAAAGGCTTTATCCCGCGCTATTCAATTCGCAATAATTCAGCGTAATTATTATATCACGCGTAAGCGTCGCGGACAAGGTGCATTGTTTGGTCGCGTTTTGGTCATTTGTCAACGGCTTTCCGGTATGTCGCCGCCGATACCGCCGCCGGAATGCCGAATACGCATACCGCCATATCGTTGACAATCTTGTTCCGCCAGCGGCGCGCCGTCTTTATCTCTTTGAGAATGCCCGCGTCGGAAAGCTCTTCCGCGATCTCTTCCCACGTCGCCGTTCCGCCCTCTCGCGGATCGCCGTTGATGTCCTCGCCGAAATAGTAAAGCCGGATCACAACGAATTCTTTATGCCCCTCGAAAAGAGAAATAGCGCGTGTCAAGCTGTCAAAGCCGGATTTCGTTTCTTTGAACTGCTTTTGTTTTTCCTCTCGCATTTCCTCGACGATCTCCGCTTCCGTCTTGCGCTGAATAAAGCCCTTCGCCTGTGGTGTCGTTGAAAACGTCTTTCGTCCCGCGTGATACTCAACTTCGCAATACGCTTCTTCATCGGCTACAAGCGCCGCCAGCTTCTTGTAGTTATACAGCAACGTTTCCATTGCCTTGAAGTAATTTACGTACCCCGTGTTCTGTGTGTATGCTTCCGCCGCCCCTGCGCGCGCGGCTTCAAATACGGCTTCCCGCAACTCTTCGGAAAGCTCTGTTTGCTTTTTAGTCATGTGTGCCACCTCCGGTTAGATATTCGATAATTGTTCCCGCCGCCTGTTCCCAGCCGTAGCAAAACGCGGCTTTGTAG